CAACAGCGGCGATTGCAACAATACCAACTTTTCCAACGGTTGTTTTAATACTGTTGAACCTACAATTCACCTATTCAATAAGCCGTCAAGCTGGACATATCGTGATTGGCTGAACAGTAAAGCCCGTTACCTGATGAATCAGATTCAGGGGGATATTCTTGAATGGGTTTACCTGTCGGATATGACCGATGAAGAAAAGGCAGAACACCCGGAAGCGGAAACAACGGGTGGTTATCTGAAAGAACTGGATAATTCCGAATGCGCCGTTATTTGGTGGCGTTCGCTGAATCAGCGTCAGAAAAATGTAATCATGGCAATTCCGAACTTTGACAAGGCAATCTTCAAGGAGATCACCGGGATTGATGTTGATGCAGATTAAGGGGGTGCGCTTATGCAGCTATATCCCCACCAACAGACCGCCTTAGAGAAAACCGCCCATTTCAACAGGGTTGCTTACTACCTTGATATGGGTTTAGGAAAAACTTTCGTTGGCAGCGAAAAAGCAAATTCCTTCCCTGAAAAAATCGTGCTGGTTTGTCAGAAGTCGAAAATTGATGATTGGGTGAACCATTTTCGTGAACATTATCCCTTCACCGTGTTTGACCTGACGAACAAAAAGCAGCTTGAAGAATTCACGGGAACAATCGGGAAATGCGTTGGCGTTATCAACTATGATTTGGTTTTCAGGCGTTCATATTTCGCTTATATGAGCGGATTTACCTTGATGCTTGACGAGAGTTCCAACATTCAGAATGAAACGGCGAAACGGTCAAAGTTCATCCTGAAAATGAAGCCGGAAAATGTAATTCTTCTTTCCGGCACACCAACAGCCGGGAAATATGAAAAGCTATGGTCGCAGCTTCGTTTGCTTGGCTGGAATATCAGCAAAGACCTGTTCTATAAACAGTATGTTGAAATGGAATGGATTGAGGATCACAACAGCGGGTTCAAAATCCCCCACATTGTAGGTTACAAGAATGTTGACCGACTGAAAATGAAACTTGCTGAACACGGTGCAATTTTTATGAAGTCGGAAGAAGTTTTTGATTTGCCTGAACAGATTGTGATTCCCGTTCATTCCAAACCAACAAAGGAATACCGCAAATTCATGCGGGATGCCGTTATCACCATTGACGGGCGGGAGTTCATTGGTGACACCATTCTTTCAAAACGAATTTACGCCCGGATGATGTGCAGCTACTTGAACAAAGAACGGGTTGCAGCCTTCAAAGATTTGGTTCAGTCCACGGAAGATAGATTGGTTGTGTTCTACAACTTCAATGAAGAATTGAACACCATGCAATCAGCTATTGAAGAACTGGAACGCCCCGTTTCAATCGTAAATGGCAGCTTTAAGGACTTGACCGCCTATGAAGAAGCGGACGATTCAATCACATTTCTGCAATATCAGGCGGGTGCAATGGGCTTGAATTTGCAGAAAGCGAACAAAATTATTTACTTTTCAATGACGGGCAGAAGCGAATTGTTTGAACAGTCTAAAAAGCGAATTCACAGGATCGGGCAGACAAAGCCTTGCTTTTACTATCAAATGATTTGCCCCGGTACGGTGGAAGAAGATATTCTTCACACCTTGGAAATGAGAAAGGATTACACGGATGAACTATTCAAAAAGTATCAAGAAGCGTTCGATTGCTAACAGAATTATTATTTCATGGCTGATTGTGGCGGTGTTCTTTTCCTTTGTCGGGTTCATTATCGGTTCAATCACTTCAAAGCACAGTGAACCCGACAAAGCAGAAACCACCATTTACGGGCAGACCGTTGACGGACGGGTTTTTGAAGGTGAAATGTCTATGGATTGGGGTGAAGGTGATTTGAATTTCATCCCCCTTGATGTTCCGCTGGACAAAGGCTTGCAGGAATTTATTTTCTACCTGTCCGCTGGCTACAACATGGATTTCACTTTCGTTATGGCGGTTATTCAGCAGGAAAGCCAATACAACGCCGATGCGGTGAGCAAATCCAATGATTACGGCTTGATGCAGATCAACGAGGTAAACCACCCGTACATAACAGAAACGCTTGGTGTGACAGATTTTCTTGACCCTTACGAAAATGTGCGGGCGGGAATGTTCATCTTGCGAAAGCTGTTTGAAAAATATGAAACCCCTGAAAAGGTGCTTATGGCGTACAACATGGGAGAAACAGGCGCAGGAATTCTTTGGGAACAGGGAATTTTTGAAACTAACTATTCAAAATCAGTATTGCAAATTCAGCAGGAAATGAACGCTGAATTGGAAAGGAGTTCAGATGATTAAGTGTAAACAGGCAATGGAAAATTCCGCTTGCGGAAAAGACTGCTGCTGTTTGGAGTGCGAGGAAAAGGAAACCTGTAAGGATGTTTGTTCCGACTTATCCCCGGATTGTGGGGATGCGGTGACAGAGGAAACCGCCCTTGCCACGATGAAGCAGGAAGCGGCGGCTGTTATCAAGGTTATTGCAGACCTGACTTTGCAGAAGAAGCAGATCGAGGATCAGGAAAAGTCAATGCGTGAAAAGTTGCGTGAAGCAATGGAGAAATACGGGGTGAAATCCTTTGAAACCCCGGAAATCAAATTCACCTATGTTGCACCTACCACCCGCACAACCATTGACAGCACGAAACTGAAAAAGGATTTGCCGGATGTGGCTGCAAAGTATTCTAAAACTTCCAAAGTTTCCGCTTCTGTCAAAATCACGGTGAAGTAAATGGGCGGGTACTTTGACACAAAAGGAACTTCTGAACATGGTGAAGTGGTTTGTTCGCAGTCACGCAGAAAACACCAACCATGCAGGAAAGTATTTTGCAAACACCATGTTTGCCATGTAAAGAGTTCCCAAAGTGGAACGGAATATTGGGTTAGAAATATGAAGAAAGAAGGTGGATGTTATGACGAGAGCAGAAAGGGAAGCTGATCCGGGTGAATCCTTTGACGGGGGCTATCACCTTTATGCAAAGGAAAAGCATAAGGAACGAGTTGCAAAAAATTCTGAACGGATTGACTACGCAATCAAGCAATTTGAGTTGAACAACATTGAATTCACCTTGAAAAATGAGCAAAGCGGGCATTTCCATTGTAGAAGAAAGTCAGATGATAAGCTGTTTCAGTTTTGGGCTGGAACGGGGAAAATCCTTGGATATGACCGTTTGCGGGGAATTCATTCACTTATCAAATTATTGTTGGGGTGATGCAATGGCAGAAGAAAAACTTTTTGAAGGGCAAATCAAGAAATACTTTCATTCTGTCGGTATCTACCCGGCGGGCTATCCAACGGACAGAATGAACGCCCCTATGGTGGGGTGGTACACCAAAATTTGGGGTGGCGGTTTTCAGAAGTCCGGCATTCCTGACATTATCTGTTGTGTGAATGGGGTAATGCTGGCGGTGGAAGTCAAGGCTTCCAATGGTAGACCTTCCGAACTGCAAAAGCTGAATATCAGCCGTATCAACAAATCAGGCGGCGTTGCAGTTTTCCTTTACCCGGAAGGGTTTGAACAGTTCAAAGAACTTTTGAAAGGGGTGATAAATTGCGGTACTCACATTCCAGCGTTGATTGCTTTGAAAAGTGCAAACACAAGTACGAAATGCGTTACATATACGGGATAACCACCATTCCCCCGGCTGAACCTGATAACGCCTTGATTATGGGGCAGACGGTTCACACGGGCATTGAAAAAAGCCTTGAAGAAGCAATCAAAGAATACAGTTTCAGCTATCCGATTATTACCGATGAACATATCAACGAAATAATCAAGTTTGAAACAGTGATCCCGCTTGCAAGGGCGGCGATCCCGCCCGGTGGAGCATTTGAAGTTGAGATTGCAGACAGCGATTTCCACGGGTTCATTGATTACCTTGTTCCCGTGGGTGATGGGTATTTTGATTTGTACGATTTCAAGTATTCAAACAATGTATCAGGCTATAAGCAGTCAAATCAGCTTCACCTTTACAAATACTTTTGGGAACGGAACAACCCCGGAAAGAAAATCCGAAATATGTATTTCCTGTTTATCCCAAAGGTATCAATTCGGCAGAAGAAAACCGAAACTTTGCTTGACTTCCGGCAGCGTTTGAAAGAAGAACTTGCCGGGGTAGAAGTCAAAACCGTTCAAATCGGGTTCAATCCTGAAAAGGTCATTGAATTCCTGTTTGGAATAAAAGCTATCAAAGAAGAAAAGGATTTCCCGCAAAATAAAAGCTATTTGTGCCGTTTTTGCGAGTATCAAGAAAATTGTGAGAAAGGATGGAACTATTTTATGAAGTTACCTGAAAACAAGAGAAGAAACATTGAAGCCGTTGAAAAGCGTGTGCTTTGGATTTATGGTGTTCCGTTTTGCGGAAAGACCACCTTTGCAAATAGCTTTCCTGATCCGCTGATGCTGAACACGGATGGCAATATCAAGTTCGTTGATGCCCCGTATATCCGCATTAAGGATGAAATCAAGGTCGAGGGGCGCATGACGAAAAGAACCCTTGCGTGGGATGTGTTCAAGGACACCATTTCCGAACTGGAAAAGAAGGACAACACCTTCAAGACGATTGTTGTTGACCTGTTGGAAGATTTGTATGAGCATTGCCGCTTGTATATGTATCAGCAGATGGGTATTACCCATGAATCCGATGATTCCTTCCGTGCGTGGGATAAGGTCAGGGGTGAATTTTTGAACACCCTGAAACGCCTTATGAACCTTGACTATGAAAACATTATCCTGATTTCCCATGAGGACA